AAATTTAGTAGATGATGGTTTTAAAGTAATTAATAAAATTACTGGTGCTCGTAACGAAAACGAAAAGTTGATTGAGTTAGATAACTTAAAAGGTTCAACTAACGAATCAGAAATATCAATTGCAAATGCTTATTATGAAATAGAAGGCACAGGCACGGTAACTTTGCAGTTTGATAATAACAAACAATTTATTATGAGAGGTATAGACAATTACGGTCTAAAACCTACAGAAACAAAAATAAAAGGAACAGGCGACATTACAATTACAACTGATACAAATGTAGATAAGTTTAGTTTAATGTTAGAATGTCATAAAGAAACGGGATTTAGTAATGGCTGATATAGTAACAACACAAACAATTTCTGATACCTCAGGTGTAAAGTTTGTTTCTAAACTCACAAACTTTTCAGATGGTACTGGAGAAACACAAGTAAAGAAGATTGACGCTTCAGAGGTCACTTTTATGACCGAAGATGGTAATAGAAAGATTGCAAAAATATGGTACTCAATTAACACTGCTAATAGTAAATCAGCAGTTGAATTGATATGGGACGGAGAAACAAACGCAACCGCTATGTTATTAAGTGGTAATGGTTATTGGGATTTAAGAACAGCTGGTGACGAGATTACAAATAATGCTACTACACCTACTGGTGATGTTCTATTATCGACTAAAAACTTTGCAAATGGCGACAATTATACAATTATTATTGAGTTTAGGTAATAAAAACATATAAATAGTTTGTACGAGAGAGAAAACGCATGAAGTTAATATCGGAAGAAATTCAAGACGCAGAATATTTGGTTGAAGAAACCAATGGTAAAAAGAACTACAAGATTCGTGGTGTCTTTCTACAGTCAGATATCAAAAATAGAAATGGAAGAATTTATGAAAATGATATCTTATCAAAAGAGGTAGATAGATACTCAAAAGAATTCATTGATAAAAAGAGAGCATTCGGTGAACTAGGCCATCCAGATGGTCCAACTGTAAATTTAGAGAGAGTATCACATATGATTACATCTCTAAAACCAGAAGGCAAAAATTTTATTGGTGAAGCAAAAATCATGGACACACCATACGGTAAGATTGTAAAAGGTCTTATTGATGAAGGCGCTCAATTAGGAGTATCTTCAAGAGGTATGGGTTCCTTGGTTACCAAAGGTGGTGCTAACTATGTTGGAAAAGATTTCTACTTAGCTACTGCTGCCGACATTGTTGCAGACCCCTCAGCTCCAGACGCTTTCGTTGAAGGTATTATGGAAAGTAAAGAGTGGGTATGGGATAATGGTGTTATTAAAGCAAAAGATATTGAAGAGTATAGAGAGTATATTCAGAGAGCAAAATCAATCAAATTAGCAGAAGCTAAGGCGAATGTGTTTAAAAACTTTCTTGAAAAACTTTAATCTTATAAATATCTATTAATAAGAGAAAAATAACTAGTTATTTTTAAAAAGGAGATTTCTCAAATGGCCGATACAGAAAAAAAGTTAGAGGCGTTAGAGCAAGAAGCAGTTGCTGAGGCGAATGCCCAAGCGGATGCTCCTAAGAAAAATGCTGTAGCGGCTGAGCCGAACCATCTGAAAAATGATGCGGAAGATTTAGGCGCAGCTGTAGTTAAACCAACTGACAGCAATCCTGACGCAACTAAAAAAGTAAAACAAGTTTCTGGCGATGCCCAACAAAAATCACAAGGTAGTGCTGACCCAATGCCAAAATTATCAGGTCACAATACTAAGTTAGAGGGTGCAGAAGCTGAAGAAGGTTCGGAAGAAATCAAAGAAGGCGAAATGCCTAAAGCTGCTTTAGACGCATTGAAAAAACATAAAGAAAAATCTGAAGACAAAGACGCTGAAGATAAGAAAGATGTTAAAGATGTGAAAGAAGAAGATATGCCAAAAGATGATGAAAAGAAAACAGTTAAAGCTGGTTACATGAAATCATCTTACAAGATGAAAAAAGAAGAAGTTGATGAGCATATGGACGCTTTAGTCGCTGGACAAGATGACTTATCCGAAGAATTTAAAACTAAAGCTGCAACTGTTTTTGAATCAGCAGTAAACTCTAAAGTAAAAGAGATTGCTGAACAAATGGAAGCAGATGTTCAAACTAATTACGAGCAAGACATTGCAGAAGCAAAAGAAGCCCTAACTGAAAAAGTTGACAATTACCTATCATATGTCGTTGAAGAGTGGATGAAAGAAAACGAAATCGCTCTTGAAAGAGGTATTAAAGGTGAAATCGCTGAAGACTTTATCACAGGTCTTAAAAAACTTTTTGCTGAGCATTACATTGATGTTCCAGATGAAAGATACAATGTGCTTGAAGACCAAGCAGCTAAAATTGAATCTTTAGAAAAGAAACTCAATGAGCAAATTGAAAAGAATGTAGAGTTAAATAAAGAAAATGCAGTTAAGTCAAGAAAAGAAATCATGGCTGAAGTTGCTTCTGATTTAGCAGATACATCAAAAGAAAAGTTTGTTAAACTTGCTGAAGAAATTGAATGGTCTGACGCAGACTCTTTCAAGTCAAAATGTGAAACTATTAAAGAATCATACTTTGGTGTTAAGAAAGAAGAAGTGAAAGACGAATTACATGATGTGGCGGCTGGCGATGAAGCTTCTAACGAAGATTTATCGAAAGCTATGGCTGCTTACACTGCCGCTATAAGCAAAACAAAAGATATTAAGATATCTTAATGTTAAAACGGAAAAAGGGAGAAAATTAAAATGTACTTATCCGAAACACACGAAAAAAAATGGCAGCCTGTGTTAGAGCATCCTGATTTACCAGAAATCAAGGACTCTTACAGACGAGCCGTTACATCAGTTATCTTGGAAAACCAAGAAAGAGCTGCTAAGGAAGACCAAGCCTTCTTGAGCGAAGCTGCGCCTACAAACGCAACTGGTTCATCTATTGCAAATTGGGATCCAATCCTTATTTCATTAGTAAGAAGAGCAATGCCTAACCTTATCGCTTACGATATTGCTGGTGTTCAACCAATGACTGGTCCAACTGGACTAATCTTTGCAATGAGAAGTAGATACACTAATCAAACTGGTAACGAAGCTATGTTTGATGAAGCTGATACAGACTTCTCTGGAAGAAACGCCGCTGGTTCATCTGTTGATGGTTATTCATCTTCAGCTAACTCAGGCACAAACCCTGGTGCTCTAAACGATTCACCTGCTGGTACATACACAACTGGTACTGGAATGACTACAGCAGCTGCTGAAGCATTAGGTGATGACTCTGGTAATGCGTTTGCTGAAATGGCATTCTCAATTGAGAAATCAACTGTGACTGCTAAATCAAGAGCGCTTAAAGCAGAGTACACAATGGAACTTGCTCAAGACTTAAAAGCAATCCATGGTTTAGACGCTGAAACTGAACTTGCAAACATCTTATCTGCTGAAATCCTTGCGGAAATCAACAGAGAAGTTGTAAGAACAGTTTACACAAATGCAGAAAAAGGTGCTGCTACAAACACAACTACTGCTGGTATCTTTGACTTAGATACAGACTCAAACGGTAGATGGTCAGTTGAGAGATTCAAAGGTCTTATGTTCCAATTGGAAAGAGACGCAAACAGAATCGCTCAAAGAACAAGAAGAGGTAAAGGGAACATGATTATTTGTTCTGCTGATGTCGCTTCTGCTCTACAAATGGCTGGTGTTTTAGATTACACACCTGCATTAAATAACAATTTGAATGTTGATGACACAGGCAATACATTTGCTGGTGTTCTTAACGGCAGATTCAAAGTGTATATTGACCCATACTCAGCAAATAGCTCAGCAACACAATACTATGTTGTTGGTTACAAAGGTACTTCACCTTATGACGCTGGTATGTTCTACTGCCCATATGTACCACTACAAATGGTAAGAGCAGTTGGTCAAGATACTTTCCAACCAAAAATCGGTTTCAAAACAAGATACGGTTTAATCGCAAACCCATTCGCTGAAACTGGTGCTGCTTCAGGTGCTGTAAGTGCAGTAAATGACGCTGGTTCTGCTAACTCAAACAGATACTACCAAAGAGTTAAAGTAACTAACTTAATGTAATATCTTGTAGAGTTTTCTACAATAATCAAAAGGGCGGCTTTATGTCGCCCTTTTTTTTGGCCTTCCTCCAGGTTGGATAAATATAAGTATGACGGTTACAAACTCATACAATAGACAACCCACAAAGTTTGACTATGCTTCACCAACGCAGTTTAAGTTTCAACTTACAAAACTGCCTAAGGTTGAATATTTTACAGTTGCTTGTAATATACCAGGTATAAGTCTAAATGCTACTGTCCAACCAACTCCGTTGGCGGACATACCACTTCCAGGCGATACTATCAACTTTAGTGATTTAGAGATTACATTTCTAGTAGATGAAAACTTAGAGAACTATAGAGAGATACATGGCTGGATGTATGGTATAGGTTATCCTAAATCGAGAACACAATTTGCAAGTTTGGTAGAAGCTGGAAAAGATAGATTTCCTACTACAGGTAGAGATAGTTTGACTACAGACGCAGGTAAAGTTAAATATGGTGCATTACCATTAGGACCTATATTTTCAGACGCAACTTTAAATGTTTTAACAAGCAAAAACAATGCAAATATTGAGGTTAGATTTTCTGATGTATTTCCCTCGTCATTGTCAGGATTAGATTTTAACCAACAAGCAGATGATGTTAATTATTTAACAGCGTCTGTAACTTTTAAATATAAGATATATGAATTTGCCTTAAAGGGTGCGTCTAATACAACAGATACAGTAACTTAAAAGCTTTACAATTTTATATAATTATGATAGGATGTGTATATTATGGATTTAGAAAAACTACAAGAATTGGCTGATAAAGATTTAAAGATTAATGATAGTGAACTTGATTTAGAATCTCTTAAAACTCCTCAGTTACATAACAAATATATGAAACACTTAACTAAGTTTAAGTTAATGCTTAGTCGTGCTGAAGGCGATTTGTATAATACCAAAAGAGAACTTTGGGAATATTATACAGGCAAAGCAGACGCTTCGGTCTATGCAGAAAAACCTTTTAACTTTAAATTACTAAGACAAGATGTTGACCAATATATTTTATCAGATGAAAGATATATTAAGTCTAAACAGAAAGTAGATTACTTACAAGCTTGTGTTGATTTTTTAGATAGAACAATTAGACAAATCACTAATAGAACTTTCACAATAAAAAATGCAATTGATTGGCGTAAGTTTACTAGTGGTGCTATCTAATGTATCTAAAAGAAATATATCACACCAAAAAAGTCTTTGACGAAAAAATATGCAATGACATTATTGCAAAGGGTGAATCAGCTACTATTAAAAAATCAGAAATAAAAGACGGCGATAATAGTAATAGAAGCTCTTTAGTTTCTTGGTTGAATAATGAAACAATACCAGAATTAACTAAGTTTGTAAATTTAGCAAATGAAGAGAACAATTGGAACTTTCTATTGAGAGAGTTTGAACCCTTACAATATTCAATTTATCAAGTTGGTGACCATTATGATTGGCATGTTGATAGTCACACAACACCATATGATAATGGTCTTATAAGAAAATTAAGTTTTACTTTATGCCTTAATGAAGATTATGAAGGTGGTGAATTAAAGTTTAGTATACCACATCCAGATTCAAATAAAAATTTAGTAGATACACTCAAGCCAAAAACAGGAACTATGATTACTTTTCCTAGTCACATATGGCACAAAGTAGAACCTGTGACAAAAGGTATAAGAAAATCTTTAGTAGGTTGGATAGTAGGAAAGCCCTTTGCATGACTTTAACAAGATATTTAATTATAGATAAAAAAGATGATGTCTATTTAAAAATTGAGGCAGATGAAGATATAAGAAGAGAACTAGGTCAATTTTTTACATTTGAGGTACCTGGTTTTAAGTTTATGCCACAGTTTAGAAATAGAGTGTGGGACGGAAAGATTAGATTGTTTTCATATCAGACTGGCCAAATTTATGTTGGTCTATATCCATATATATTAAAATGGTGTGAAGATAATAATGTACAAGTTGTTGACGGAACTAAAATACAAGATACAAAGGTTGATGAAGCAAAGGTCGACAAATTTATTGAAGCACTAAATATTCCCTTTAAGGTTAGGGATTATCAAAAGGAGGCATTTATACATGCAGTTAGAAAAAATAGGACTTTATTACTTTCACCCACAGCTAGCG